TAAATGCCGTTGATAGACAAAATGCAATGTCAGTACCAGCCGTCGCAAGATGCAGAAATTTATTGTGTGGAGTTATCGCCAGTATTCCTTTAGAAACATATTCAACTAAAACTGGTGAAGAACTTCCCAATTTAGTATGGGTAGATCAACCAGATAAGAGACAGCCACGAAGCCAAATTATTTCGTGGACTGTCGATTCATTATTTCATTATGGCGTCGCTTATTGGCGTGTCACTGAGATTTATCAAGATGACAATCGCCCAGCACGTTTCGAATGGGTGCAGAATGACAGAGTATCTGTCAAACTAAATAAATTTAATACTGAAGTTGAGTATTACATGATTTCAGGCGAACGCGTTCCTATGGAAGGTGTTGGTTCCCTTGTAACATTTCAGCACTTAGATCAAGGCATTCTTGTTCGCGCAGGTCGCACAATTCAAAGCGCGATTGATATTGAAAAAGCTGCAAACATTGCATCTCAAAGTCCCATGCCATCGGGAGTTATTAAAAATAACGGTGCTGACCTTCCTGATGCACAAATTCAAGGCATTCTTGCTGGATGGAAAGCAGCGCGTCAAAATCGCTCAACTGCTTACTTGACTTCGACCCTTGATTATGTACCAACAGCATTCTCACCTAAAGATATGATGTACAACGAAGCGGCTCAGTACTTAGCGACGCAAATTAGTCGCGCTTGTAATATTCCTGCGTACATGATTGATGCAGAGACTTTTCGCGGTATGACTTATCAAAATATCCTTGATGGAAGAAAAGAATTTATGGCTTACTCACTACAGCCATTCATTACTGCGATTGAAGATCGTTTATCAATGGACGACCTAACCCCTAGAGGACAGGTTGTTCGATTTAGCGTGGATGAAACATTCTTGCGTTCCGATCCAATGGAACGTCTCAATGTAACTGAGAAACTTCTGTCTCTCGGACTAATTGATATACCACAAGCACAAGCAATGGAAGATCTATCACCTAACGGAGAAAAAGCATGAATCTAACTTTTAGCAGCTCTATCGAAGCCAGCGACTCCAATCGTCGAATCATTTCTGGAATTGTGGTTCCTTTCAACACTCCAGGAAACACATCTGTCGGGCCAGTCGTATTCGAGTCTGGTTCAATCCAGATTCCTAACGTTTCCAAAATCAAATTATTAGCACAACACCAAACAAATGATCCAATAGGTCGCGCACAATCATTCCAAGAAACTTCAACAGAAATCCGCGGAACGTTTAAAATTAGCGCATCACAAAAAGGCACTGATTATTTGCTATTGGCATCTGAAGATTTGATTTCTGGTCTTTCAGTGGGTGTTGAAGTCATCGCATCAAAGCCCGGCAAAGATGGAACACTTTACGTCCAGTCAGCTTTGCTTAAAGAAGTCAGCCTTGTCGAATCACCAGCATTCCCAGCAGCTGTAGTCAAGTCAGTGGCTGCTGAAGCAGGAACAGAAGAAACACCAATAATTTCTGATGCAAAAGAAGTATCAGAAGAATCCCAAAATCAAACTCAATCCGAAAGTGAGGCAACGATGTCGCAAGACACTCCAGCCGTAACACCAGAGGCTGCTGCTGCACCAGCGGTAGATGCCTCACGCCCAACTGTAAAGGCAACAGCCCCTTACATCACATCATCTGTTCGTCATGGCATCGATAGCCCAGGACGTTACACACAGCACAAGATTCAAGCGGCACTTGGCAACGAAGAGTCAAAACTCTGGGTTGCAGCAGCTGAAGATCCAATGGTTGTACAAGCAGCGGTCGATTCAATCGGCACAACAAACCCTGCGTTCAACCCAATCCAATACATGCGCGAGTTCGTGTCTAACACAAACTTTGGTCGCCCAGCAATCGACGCAATTTCAAAGGGAACACTCCCAACAATCGGTATGTCTTTTCAGATTCCTAAATTGTCAACAGCTCCAACTGTTGCTTCAGCAGCAGAATCAGCAACACCATCTGAAACAGGAATGGTTTCTGCTTACCTCACAGGTACTGTTACAAAGTACGCTGGACAGAACACAGTAACTCTTGAACTCCTAGAGCGTTCAGATCCATTGTATTACGATGAATTAACAATTCAAATGCAACGTGCATATCTACAAGCAACAGATGCAGCAGTAATTGCTGCTCTAACAGCTGGTGGAACACAAGCAACAGCAGTAGCAGCATCATCTTCTGGAATTATCAGCTACGTCTCAACAGAAGCACCAGCGGCTTATTCAGGTACTTCATACTTCGCTCAGAATTACATCGCTGGTGCGTCACAGTGGTCACTTCTTCTTGGTGCAGTAGATTCACAAGGTCGCCCAATTTACAACGCTTCAAATCCAATGAACGATGCTGGACAATCAGGTCCATCAACAATCAAGGGAAATGTATTGGGTCTTAACCTCTTCGTGGACAAGAATGTGGTTTCTACAACTATCAACGAATCAGCATTCATTGTTGCTCCGGAAACAGTCACATGGTACGAATCACCAACATCTTACTTCTCAGTAAATTTGGTTTCTAACATGCAAGTACAAACCGCAATCTACGGTTATGGCTCAACAGTCGTGAAGCAAGCAGCAGGTATTCGTCGCTTCAAGCTTGCGTAGTCAATAGATAACTAAGAATCTGGAGAGGGGTCGCGCCCTTCGACCCCTCTTCGGACTTTAGAAAGGAAATCATGGCAGCCACTTATGTAACTAACGCAGAATTGCGTACAAACCTAGGTATTGGCACTCTATACAACGACTTAGTCGTTGAAGAAATCTGCCAGACTGCTGAAGACCTTTTAAACTCTTATCTTTGGTTCGACAGCGTTCCTGTTGTCGGGTCAGCTCTTTACAACAATGTGGCAACTCTTGTATTGGCTACACCAGGTTCATACGTCGTCGGACAGACCGTAACAATTACTGGTTCTGGTAGCACATTCAATGGATCATACACAATTACTGGTACTTATCCATATTCTGTCGGTTCAACAACATATCCTTATTTCACGTTCATTCCTTACAACCAGATGAACTTTCCACGCGGTTATAGCTTGATTCAATTCGCTAAAACTGCATCAGATCAGAACTATCGCCTTATCGTTCCTTATGGCAAGTGCGCAGGAATTGATACCAAGGCAACTGCTTATTCAGCAACAGGTGCAATACGCGAAGCAGCAATGATGCTCGCAGTGGACATCTGGCAAGCACGTCAAACACCTGCAACAGGCGGTATGGGCGTTGATTTCCAACCTGGTCCCTACAAGATGGGTCGTAGTCTAATGTCTCGCGTACAGGGTCTTATAGCCCCTTATGTGGGTCCTAGAAGCATGGTGGGCTAATGCCAGTCCCAGCAATTACAACATTACGCTCAACAATAGCCACAGCCTTATCTAGCCCTTCGCTATGGAGCGTATTCTCGTATCCACCTGCCACTCCGATTGCTAACAGCATCATCATCTCTTGGGCTGATCCAATGCTTACATCGAATGACAATTCTAACCTTACAATTTCACCAACGGCTCACTTCAAGATAACGATGGTGATTCCAGCATTTGATAATCAGGGTAATTTGCAAGGTATGGAAAATTATGTAATTCAAGCATTCACATTGCTATCGCAATCTGGTCTTACATATAACGCACCTGCAATATCTGGTCCATCATTGTTGAGCCTACCTTCGGGCGACTTACTTATGTCTGATATATCATTAGACATTCTTACAACTTGGAGCTAATTATGAGCGAAGACACAACAGCAGAAAACTTGGCGTTCTTGAAAAAGATCGGTCAGATCAAAGAAACCAACGAAAAACCACAACCAGCTAAAAAAGATGAGGAATAAACATGGCAATCTTTCTACAAAATAACGTTGGCGTAAAGATCAACTCAGTCGATCTATCAGACCACGTCACAAGCGTTACACTTACACAGACATTCGATGAACTCGAAGTCACAGCACTTGGGGATTCTGCACACAAGTTCACAAAGGGCTTGGAAGCATCACAGCTAACTTTGAACTTCCTCAATGACTTTGCAGCATCTAACGTTCAAGCAACTCTTCAGGCTGCTTATGGAACAACTGTTACAGCGGTCCTTCTTCCAGTAAAGGGAACAGCAGTATCTGCAACTAATCCGCTATACACTGTTTCAATCATTATCAATAACCTCACACCACTCAACGGTGCTGTCGGAGACATCTCTAACTCATCAATGACATTTACATGCAACTCGACAGTAGTACAAACAACAACAGGCACATTCTAAAAAAGGGGTAACAAATGGCAAGACTCAGAATCACAAGGGCTACTGGGGAAGTAACTGATCATCAGATTACACCAGCGATTGAGTATGCCTTTGAGCAGAAAATGGGCGGTGGCATCCACAAGATATTTCGCGAGCACGAACGCCAAACTGATATTTATTGGTTAGCGTGGGAATGCCTAAGAAAATCGGGTGTCACTGTCCCAATTTTTGGAGTCGAATTTCTCGATTCACTTGAACTTGTAGAGGTTCTTGACGACGAAAAAAAATAATTGAGCGAAGTTCTCTAACCTATGTGATTGCACAAATTGCAGTGGAAACAGGGATTTCGCCACAAGACTTAATAGCATTAGATCCAGAGATGATAAAAGCAATCCTGCAAGTCTTCTCAGATCGAGCCAAGGAGATACAGAATGCCAATCAACGTAACAGGCGTAGATAGCACTCTAAAAGCACTTCGTAAGTTCGACCCTGATCTAAACAAAGCTATGAATAAGCAAATCAAAGCAGCAATGATTCCTATTAGGAATACTGCTCGTGGATATATGCCTAGCAACTCAGAAGTTCTATCTGGCTGGTCTCGACCAACCTCATCATCTGAGACAGTCAATTACCGACCATTTCCACCCTATGACAGCGCAGTGGCTCGTTCTGGTGTTGTCTATCGTCAGGGCAAGAATAAGAAGATGCCTAGCGGATTTCAGGCTTCTTACTACGTCGCTAACTTGTCAGCCCCTGGTGCTATATATGAGACTGCTGGCAGACTTCCAGTGGCTCGTGATAAATCCAAGTCACTCAATCCCAATGCTCGTGAGCAGTTTCTTGCACCGTTGCCACCGTTATATGGCAAGAATAAAGAGCGTGGACGCGCTATTTATCGCGCATGGGATGAAGACCATGGACACGTCACCCTAGCCGTTCAAAAGGCTATTAGCGGTGCTATCAGCAAGTTCAATCAATCTACCTTCGCATTGGCGGCATAATGGCTTCTTTACTCGTCAGTGCTGTTGCATCATGGAACGGCAAAGCACTATCAGGTGCTAATCGTCAAATTTCAGGATTCGACAAGACGGTATCTAAACTTGGTAAGACTTTCGCTAGTGTCTTTGCTGCTCAGAAATTATTGGCATTTAGTAAGGCTTCAGTTACAGCGTTCGCAGCTGATGAAAAAGCGTCTAGATCTCTTGCACTTCAACTAAAGAATACTGGCAACGCCTTTCAGACATCTAATGTAGAAAATTACATTGGCATGCTTCAACGCACTACTGCTGTACTTGACGATAATTTACGACCAGCATTTCAAACATTACTCACAACTACGGGTGATGTTGTCAAGTCTGAAAAGGCTCTTTCACTTGCTCTTGATATTTCAGCAGGAACTGG